CCAGACGACGAGGCGCCGCGCGCGGCGCCCGCGCCCGGGGGGGGGGGGGGGGGGGCGGCGCAAAGGAGGGATTCCGATGTTCAGGCGCAGGCTTGTTTTCTGGATACTTACGGTCTGCCTGCTGGCTGCGGCCATGCCGGCCATGGGCGAGGGCGCGCCGTCTTTTGACACATGGATGGAAGCGGCAGATTACCTGCGCGACTGCACGCAGGAGAGGGCGGGGGAGATTCGCTTTACGCTGTCGGTTCAAGAGGCGCTGACCATGCCGGAAGATGATCTGCGTCAGGAGTTTTTGCAGATGGCGCCGCTGATGAGCCGCCTGTACGCCTCTTTCGACCATGGCGGGAACGGCGTGGAGGTTGTAATCACGCCGGTATACCGGGCAGGCGTAAGGATGCTGGACGCATGGAGAACCGGCGACGAAAGCGCGCTTTCGCATCAGGAACGGTCGGCACTCGATGAGGCGGAAGCCATTGTAGAGCGCTTACAGGCGCGGTACTCCTCCTCGCTTGAACTGGAGCGGGCGATCTTTGACGAATTGTGCGCCCGGCTGGCATTCAATGAGATGCTTGAAAAGGAGCCGAGCGAGGACGCCCTCGGCGTCAGCGCCGCCTTCGCGCTGACCCATGGCTGGGCCAACTGCCAGGGCTATTCCGACGCTTTCTACCTGCTGGCGGGCATGGCGGGATTTGAGGTGGGATTCCAAAATGGATACAACGCCGGGGTTCTGCATGCGTGGAACACGGTGGAACTAGGCGGGCAATGGTATGTTGTGGACGTCTCCACAGCGGATGTTGCAGGCGACCTGGTCGCGCCGGAAATCGGCGTTTACACGCTGTTTAACGCAGGCCGCGACCGTTGCGCGGGTGCTCTTTCCTGGGATCCCGTCTGGGAAACCGCGGATATCGCGGACGGTTCGGGCGGCAGTTACTTCTTTCACGCGGGAATTCCCGGATTTGGCGCGACATTCGACGACCTGGATCTGATGGCGCAGTACTGTTACAATAAGCGCGCCTATGACGGCGAGCGGGATATATGGGTACTGCTCCTTGGCTATGGTGAGGAACTGCCCCTAGACGGCATCAACGCAGCGATGACGCGGGTGACGAATCAGCACAGCGGCGCGACGCAGTGGCGGTTCTGGGGTTGGCCGACGGGGGGAGCGCAGTGCATACTGCTGCGCTGGGATGTTTTTTAACAATCAGTAATGGCGAAGATAATGCAGGAGGTATATGATGAGAAAATGGACGATGCTGCTGGCCTTGCTGCTGGCAACGGTGTTTTGCTTTCCCGGCGCTCTGGCAGAGCAGGAAGCCGTGGAATCCACAGGGGATAATGGCGGCGGGCAGTTGGTCTCCCATGTTTACGAGCCGGGCGATATTGCGTCCGGGCTGCTGGCTCAGGCGTTTGGGCAGGAACACGGTGCAATGATTGTGGCGGAGGTACGCGGCGAGGGTATCCCCCTTGAAGCGGAGATGCCGGATCTCGTCCTGCGGCTGGGCGCGGGCCTTCAGCAGCAGGGTGCGCGTCTGGAACTGGGCCTGCGTGAAAGCCAGGAAAACGTGGGCTTTGACATCGTGCTGGATGCGGACGCGCAGGGTTTGGCTATAGCGAGCGATCTTCTGCCGGATGAACGCTATACGATGAACTGGGAGACTCTGCTGGGAATGAATCTGGAGGAAATGACGGCCGGATTGCTCGGCACGCTGGAAATGCAGACGGCGCAGACCGCAGCCGCAATCAGCGCATTGGAACCGCTGATGGAGCCGTATGTCGCGATCGTTGACGAATTTATGCAGGAACTGGCCGTGAAGGAATTCTACGATGTGCCCGAGGAATACGGCTTTCCCGCCGTTGCCTACGAAATCTACATTACCTGTACGCATGCGCAGGCGGCAGAACTGCTCACACGGCTGGCCGACCAACTGGAAGGCGACGGGCAACTGGCTCCGGTGCTGGACGTGATGCTCGCCTCGCAGGGGCTGGGATCTGCCGCAATTGTGGAATTGATGCGCGGCGCAGCCGGGCCGCTTGCGCAGTCCGAAGGCCATTTCGTGCTGGGCGCCGGGACGAATTATGATGCGGCTGCCGAGCCGTGGTACGTCGTTGTTACCAATACGCAGGAGGACGGCGCGACCGATGAATGGTATCTGAGCTTTGAGCCCTATGCAGAGGAAAACACCCCGTATTTCTTCGACCTTGGCTATTCGCAGACGCTTGCGGACGGAAGCCTGGGCGACGGCATGCGGCTGATCCTGGGCATCTTAAGCATGCCGGACACTGCGCTGACGGGCTGGACTGTAGAGCTGACCGTCAGCGAGGGCGAGACGGACACGGGGCTGCTGCGGATAAGTGCGCTCAAGAGACCCACCACCACGGAGGAAGGCCTGCCGGGCTATGGAGGCGAGGTCTACATAGGCGTCGGCAATCCGGAAATCGTAATGGAATACGAACATGAGATGAATGCGTTTATGACCCCCGACGGCGGAGAGGCGTTTACACTGGAAGGCACGCTGTGTCCGGACGCGGCGCAGAGCGCGGATACCTACGCCTTTACGCTGGAAGCGGGCGTGGAGCCCGGCCCGGACGGACTGCAGGGCAGGGGCAGGCTTATGATTGGAACGGAGGATATGCCTGAGCTGACGGGGCTGAGCTTTGAACTGCATGAGGCCGAGCCTCTGCAGCTCGGCGGCACGGATGTGGCGCTGGAATCCCTTTCGGAGGAACAGTTGAGCGCACTGATCGAACGGTTCACAACGGCGCTGTCGGGCTGCCTGGAGGCGATGCCGGTTCGGCAGACGGCGGAATAAGAAGCGGGGAGGGCGGCAATCGCTGCCCTCCTGCCTGTAAAAGATGGAGAAAATCGGAGGCATAAAGATCATGAAAGGATGGCTGGCGCTGTGCTGCGCGGTATGCATGCTGGTTGGTGCTATGGCGGCGGCAGAAAGCCCGACGGAGAACGGATTCTCCGCGCTGGAGCTGCCGGCGGACGAGATATTGGATATGAACCTTGATAGGAACCGCGGCACGGAAGCGATCCAGTGGACGCAGACAGAGGACGGCGCGGGCGTGAAGATGACTGTGGCTGAAGAAGATGGGACGCAGGCGGAATGGAGCATGGACTGCTCGCAGGCGCAGGTGTGGATTGCCGACCTGGACAGGAACGGTGTCAAGGAGATCTGCGTGAGCGGCGATCCCATGTCTGACGACGACGTAACATGGTGCCTGACGTATGAGGCGGGAGAGCTCAAGCCGCTGCCGTTTGAAGGCGCGGAATACGCGCAGGGCCGGATTACGGGCATGGACGCGGAAGGAATGACCATGGCCGGATATGTGGACGCGCTGGGAACCCACATGGGCATTCGCCGCCTGACGGTAGAGGACGGGAAGCTGGTCACGGTCGGAGACGGGCTGTGGCACTTTGAATACGACCTGCAAAGCGAGGAAACTTGGGCGCAGCAGGCTTTGACGGCGAAAACGGCAGTGCCGGTTACCTATGTGGATTTGACCGGGAAGGAATCCCGGGGGGAACTGGCGGCGGAAATAAAGATACTGATCACCGCCACAGACGGCGTTTCCCGGGCATGGTTCACCGTGCAGGACGGCCGCAGGGGTTATTTGACCATAGCGCCCGATGAAACCGCGGGCTGGGGCTATATTATCGGCGGCGTTGGCGAGCAGGCGTTGTTTGAGGGAATACGCTACGCAGGCTGAGGGCGCATACGAGCTTTCAGGGAAGGAGGGCAAATATGGCCTGGGATTTATCAGCCGACAGGGAACGGGAGCAGATGGAAAGCCTGCGCAATGCGTGGCTGGAGCGCGAGGAGGTCATCCTGAATCACTTCAGGGTGTCGGCGGCTATGTTTCGGTGGGGCTATCGGATACTGGGCATTATCGCCGCACTGGTGGCGGCCATCATGTTGGCCGTGGGGCTGATTGAGAGGAATCTCATCGTTGTGCTGTTTGGCGTTGTACTGATATACAAAGAAATCAAACTCTGTAAGCCTAAATTCAACGGGAGCTATGTCAGCGCGTATGCGGAAGTGGAAGCGGCGGTGGCTGCGGTGCGTCGTGGAGAAAGCGGAAGTTTTCCGCCGGAGTATACGCCGGACACACAGAAGCTGCGCGAGCCTATGCTGGGCGCGATCTGTGGAAAACTGGCGGTTATCGCAGGCTTTCTGCTCTTTTGCGCGGTCGCATTCGCCGGAATGGGGGTTTTGGGCATCGCTTTTGTTCTGATAGATGTGGATTTCAGGGAGTTTTTCTGGCTGTTTGTCCCTCTGAGCGTCCTTTTTGCGCTCATCGGGGCGCCGTTAGGGGCGGCGGGCGTCGTATACGCCAGGAGCGCCTGGGCAGTCAGGAAGCGATAAGAAAGGGGGAGTGGATAGAATGGAAGATACATGGCGCGAAAATCAGGAATATGCCCTGCGCCAGACGAGAATATGCTTTGTCGTGATGCGGCTTTTCCGGTGGCTGCTGGCACTTTTGACGATTGTATGCGTAGGGATGGGGATATGGTGGCTGCTGCGCGGAGAGACGCGCGCCCCGGCGGCTCTGGGCATGGCAGTCTGCGGCGCGGCTATGTGGATGCTGATAGGGGCGTTCATGAAACCGTATGCCCGGACTGCCGCTGAAATCGTGGCCGCGCTGAATACAGGGGGCCCTCCGGAAGGGGGATACAGCCCTCATACGGCGTGGATGGTAAACTGTTATATCAACATGCATCCGGCATTTTTCCTGCTCTTTGCCCTGCTTTGGCTGATCCTTGGGGCGGCCTGCCTGGGCGGGGGCGGATATCTGCTGGCTTCGGAGATAGGGTATCCGTCGCCCCACATACCGTCACTGGTGATGGGCGCCGGGCTGTTTACGCTGGGCGTGGCGCCGGCGGTGATGGGGCTGGTTTATATTGTTGAAGGACTTTCCGGACTTGGAAAGGGCCGCAGAAAACCGGATAAATGATCGCGCGCATTGGCTGGCATATATGAGGGAATGGGCTGCCGGCTTATATATGAGCGGAAAAGCGCAGTGGAGACGTGCGCAGGAATATAAGCCCATAAAGGAATGGATTATCCTTGCATTTTCCCTCTATCGCCTTGACTATGGGGCGCGCTCCCGGATGGCTTCTGGATGATGCTGACATACCATAACAGGAGGAAAACAGAATATGCTGAAAAGGATTATGCTGTTTTTGCTGGCAGCGTGCCTGCCGCTGGCGGCGCCGGCGCTGGCCGAGGGAGGAGAGCGGCCGCAGATCATCCTGATGGCCTGCTATCAGCAGGTGGGATGGGGCGTTTACGCAGATGCGGCGTTCCTGGATGAAGAGGGCGGAATTTGGCACTACGAAAACGAAATGGGGCTGCCCAGAGAAGACGCCGAACGGCTGGAACTGCTGGGTAAAACTGAAGACGTGGAGCACGTGGGGCAGTTGGACAAACGCAGGGTGGAGGAAATCCGGAGCCTGATCGCTGCCATACAGCCTGAAGAAGTGAAACGTGGTCCGGGACATATATTGGATTACGGTCTTGACACATACAGCGCCATCCGTTACGGAGACGGTGGAGAGGCGGAAATCATCTGCCTGGCGAAGTGGGGAGACTGGACCTATGAAAATACAGATATCAACGCCCGCGCGGTTTATCTGGCCCTGTTTACGGAAGTGCTGGGCAATGATCTGGACAGCGACGAATATGAATTTCTGTATCAGCCCACGCCGTTTGAGCGCATGTCTCTGACGGATTTCTGCGGCGTTGAAAAGAATATTTTTGAAGACGCGACGGTGGCGGTGCGGGAAAACGGCACGGAACGGACGCTCGAGGGCACGGAGGCGGAGGAAAAGCTGGCATGGCTTCAAAGCCTCGCGGTTACAGGCAAGCGCAGCGCCCTGAAACCTGAAGGCGGCGAAACAACGTACCTGCTGGTCACGCCGGAGGGGGCGGAGGCAGAATTTGTGTTCAGCGACAGTCTGCTGGCGCGGCCAGACGGCATGTATACGGTGGAAGCACTAAGCACGGAGGAACTTGAAAAGTTAGAGGACTTGAAAAATGCGCAGGATGCCATCGACAGGACGAGGGAAGGCATCAAAAAAAGAACGGAATGATGAAGCGCTGGATCGCTGCGCAGGAAACGCAGGCTTTGCCATCGAAAGGAACGGATTTGAAAGGGCCTCCTTTTCATGGTATAATCAGGGCAGGAAAAACGGCGTCCGGCCATGAGAAAAGGAGATAAAAGAGGTCATGCGATTCGAAGAGGCTCTTAACGGTTATATCCATCAAATAGGCATTACCGCAAAGGATCTGGCCGACGCCAGCGGCTTGTCCACGGCGGTTATCAGCCGCTACCGAAGCGGGGAGCGTACGCCCGCGCCGGATGGCGAACCGCTTCTCAATCTCTCCAAGGGGTTGGCTCGCCTTGCGCAGCGTAAAGGAATGGACGGATTTACACAGCCGGAGCTGCTTTCGGCCCTGCAAAAATCACTGAGATATGACGAAAAAGAGGGAAACCGGCTCGCAGTGAATTTCGATCTGCTCATCAATGTGCTTAACCTGCGTTCCAGCGATATGGCGCGGGCGCTGAATTTCGACCCCTCCTATCTGTCCCGTATCCGCACGGGACAGCGCACGCCCGCGAATTCCGCCGCGTTTGCGCAAGGTGTGGGTAATTTTGCGGCCCGCCGGTGCGCAGAGCCGTCTGAACGCGCTGCGCTTGCGCATCTGATGGGTGTGCAGCAAGGTGCGCTCAGCGAAGACGGCGCTTGCGCCTGCGAGGTGGCAAAGTGGCTGCTGAGCGGTGCGGCCAGCCAGAAAAACCCGATTATTTCCTTTTTGGAAAAGCTGGACAATTTTGACCTGAACGACTATATTCGCGCTATCCGCTTTGACGAATTGAAGGTGCCTACCGTTCCCTTCCAGCTTCCTACGACCAGGACATGCTATGGGCTGGAGAACTTCCGTCAGGCCACGCTGGATTTTCTCAAGGCCACGGCGCTTTCCCGGTCGCGTGAGCCGGTATTTATCTGCAGCGATATGCCAATTGAGGAACTGGCGCAGGATATGGAATTCTCCAAAAAATGGATGCTCGGACTGGCGGCAATCCTCAAAAAGGGACTGCGCCTGGATATGGTGCATGACCTCAACCGCCCCTTTGGCGAAATGATGCTGGGGCTGGAAAGCTGAATTCCGCTGTACATGACGGGACAGATTATGCCGTGGTATCTCCCCGGCAGACAGAACGCCGTTTACGGGCATCTGCTGTTCTGTTCCGGCGCGGTGGCGGTTGAGGGCGAATGCATCTCCGGGAATTTTGCTCATGGCCGCTACCTGTTTTCCAAATCCGGCAGCGATCTGGCATATTACAGACGGCGCGCCGAAGCCATTCTGAAAAAGGCGCAGCCACTGATGGATATCTACTGCGGGACGGCGGAAAACGTCTATGGCTCATTCCTTGCTGCGGAGGCGCTTAAGCCGGGGAAGCGCCGAAGTCTCCTGACCACCCTTCCGCCCCACACGCTTTCGGAGGAATGTCTATCGCGATTGCTGGAGAAAAACGGCGTTCCTGACAGCGATGGGCGGCGTATGCTGGAGGCCTGCGCGCAGATGAAAGGTTTTGTGGCGGCAATGCTCGACAACGGAAGCTACGAGGAAGAATTCCCCGTCCTGACGCAGAAAGAGTTTGGGCAGGAGAGCGTGTCGGTCGCGATGTCTGAGGTGTTTGCCGGGATGCCGGTTCACTACGACGAAGCAGACTATTGGGAACACCTGCGCCTCACACGCGCCTTCGCGCAGTCGCACCCCGGCTATACCGCCCGGGAAAATGGTCGTGGCGCATTCCGGAATATTCAGATATTCATCAGTGAAGGAAAGTGGGTAAGCATATCCAAGTGTAGAAAACCCACCATTCACTTTGTCATTCACCATCCGAAGCTGTGCGTGGCGATAGAAAATATGATTGTGCCCCTGAATGAGCAGGAGGCCGGCGAGAGCCGGAATCCCGACCGATGACAGCATTTTACAGGAGGAATCATCCATGAAGAAAAAGCGGACATGGACGGCGCTAATACTGATAGCAGCCCTGATACTGATATTCGCTGCGCCAGCGAACTGTGAGGCGGAGGACGCGCGCATTTTGCTCATGCGCTGCTACCAGCAAGACAGATCAGGCGTTTGTTCTGAAGCTGTCTTGCTAGATGAGGAGGGGTGCGTGTGGCAATATCAAAGCGACGACCCGCTGCCGGATACCGATGAAGAACGGCTGGCATTTCTGGCGGATTGCCAGAACGTGACTCTTGTCAGGCGGCTTGATGTGAACCGCGTTCTTGAACTGGAAAGCCTGATTGCCGCTGCGGCCGAGCCACAGATGGAGGATCAAGCCTTTGGGATACGCGACTACGGCCTGGATACATACAGCGCCGTGCGCTATGGCTCGGATGGCATTGTGGAGATCATCCCGTTGGCAATCACAGGCAACCGGGTGGTGGAGAATCTGGAGCCTAACGCCTATGCGCTTTACATAGCTTGCTTTACAGAGGTCATGGGTTACGATTTGGAAGCAGAGTTTGATTGCCCGATCAAGCCCTTGAACATCCGCCGTACTCCGCTGGCCGAGTTTCTGGGGGTTGATGAAGGCGTGTTTGAGGGCGCGACGCTCACCGCAAGCCGTTTGGATTGCGAGGCTGGATACATCGACATTGAGATTGACGAAGAGGAAACTGGGGAAAAGATAGAGTGGTTGTCCGGGCTTGTGGTGACAGGCAAGCGCAACGCCCTGTGTGTGACGGGAAATACGGAGGTGTACACGCTTCATTCGCCCGAAGGCGCTTTTCTGGCGAGATTTGAATTTTACCAGGGATTGCTGGTAATGGATGACGGCATGTATGCGGTCGAGACGTGGGCGGAGTGATTTTAAAGATGACTGGCTGACAACTCCAATCTTGGAAGGATGCTCATGCCATATTTCAGCACATATTTGGGACACATCAGCCGGGAAGAAACTCGCTGCCATATATCTATCAGGCAGATGAGAGATAGGATGAAGAAGATTAGAAATCCGGCCCTGTTTGTTCCAGAGCCTCAATGCATGAGAAGCAGCCTCCTCCCGTTCGATGATTTCTGCCAATGTTCTTGGCTGATAGTCCATCCAAGGCATCATACAGCCGACGTTGATGAACTGCCCGCGGACATGATGTCTTTCCGTGCAGGCATTGCGAATCTCTTCGCGCCATCGAAGAAGGAAAGTATTTTCACGGGTATTATGAACATGCCCATGAAGCATATAGCAGTTTTCATCATAATCAGCCCTATGAAAAGGGATGAGGTAATGGCACATAATTACATGCTTGCCGCTGTCGGTGATTTCCTTTATAGGTGCGATATCCTGAAAATACCGTTTGGTGGTCTGACTGAATTCTCTGGGATCATGATTGCCGCGAATCAGAACTTTTCCGCCGTTGAGCCTTTCAAGAAAGGCTGGCCACTGTGACTCCTTTGCCTAAATGAAATCGCCCAGTACATAGACCGTATCCTGCTTGGTAACCATGCTGTTCCAGCTGCGGATAAGTGATTCATTCATTTCATCAACATCAGCAAATGGTCGATTGTCAAAGCGGATTGCATTGGCATGACCCAGATGAAGATCAGCAATATAGTAGTTCATACATTTTCACCATAAGCAGTTCTGCATCGACCTCAACGGTCATGGTATCGGTAGCGCGTGCAAGATAATCACGGAGGATATCATGGATGCTTTCAGTTGCGGTTCTATTGTCCCTGATGAAAAAGTCAGGCGTCTTTAGCGCCGTCAGCATTTGAGCAATCTTTTCCGGTACCACTCTTGGCCTCCCTTCTGGCCCTCCTCAGAGCCTTCTGCTCCTCGCGCCATGCAGCCGCAGCTTCTTCAATTTCACGCATGGTCTTTTCGTAATCACCGCTCAGGCAAGCATGGGTCTCGATGGACATGATCGCGCAGTTTCGCTTGCCGCGGCGAGTGAAGAAAATGACATGCCCGGGCGTTTTCAAATAGGCCCACACTGCGGATGGCTTTCTGCGGAATTCAGTCACGCTTACATCTTTTGTTACGATCAGAAAATCCAATTTCCCGGGCTGATGAACAATTTCACTCATGTGAATTTTCACCTCTCTGCTGTATGTATTCATCCTTGGCGATGAGAATCTCATCAATCGGAACTTGCAGCATTTCTGTAAGAATGAACAGGTTATCGAGTGAGGGAAGGTTCTTGCCTGCAATCCAGAAATATACCGGGCGCCGCTCTGCAAAGCCCAAGCGTTGCTGAACGTCCTTTGCAGTCAGTCCGCGTTCAGCCAGAAGCCGCTCGATGTTCTTTCCGGTTTTCACCAGATCAATTACTCTGCACATATATTATGCCACCTTCCGGCGCTCTTGTCATTGTAGCCGTACTACCATGAAACCCGTTATGGGCATAGGAAAGTCAGCCCTATGAAAATGCACCCAAAATGAAAAATAGGCACCCTGCGCAGGGTACCTACATTGTGGAGTAATCTGTAAATCCTCGCAACCTCCGTACGGATGTAATCCGAAAATTTCTTCTTTCGGCCCCGGGCCATCGTTCTTTCGCTGATAACAGCAAAACGAAAGCTGTGGGTGCACCAAATTCTTCGAGTTTTGCACCCACTTTGCACCCAACTGCACCAAATTCCAAACGAAAGCTCGACTAAAAAACGAAAGCCCCGAATTGTATTGTTTTCGCGGTCATTCCGCAAAGAAGCACCGCAATTTTGATACAATGGGTATCAGGATTGCGGTGCTTTCTTTTTGCCTAAAAGCCCTGATTTCCAGGGATTTCGGGCTTTTGAGATGTTTGCTGCTCCCCCAGTAGAACGATAGCCCACCGCTAATGATTACTTGCACACTGAACAACAAGAAGTATACCGTTGACTTCATCACCGGCCGTGCGCTTCGCGAGATGGAACCCGCCGCAAAGGTGTATGGCAAAATCGTAGCTCTGTCTCAGGCAGCTCTCAAGGGCGAGACCATCCAGACCGACGATCAGATCAGCATCCCGGAAGCGATGGATGTGATGATCCGCTGGTTCTGTATCCTTTTCGGCAACCAGTTCACTCCCGACGAGGTGCTGGACTACTATCCCGTGGATAGGCTGATGCACGATATCGCTCTCGCCCTCATGGCCGTGCAGACGCAGACTACCGGGGTGCTTGATGAGTTCCCTACGAGGGCAGCGCAGACGGACATGACGGCCCCGGCCTGACGCTGCACGACTTTATCATGGACACCTACAACTCTCTTCTTGAAGGCGGCTGGCGCATGAGCGAGATTGACAGCATGGACATGCTGGGTTTTCTCGGTGTCCGCGCATGGAACGCCCGCAAGGAGAAGAAAAAGAAAGAACCCCGCCGCGCGTTCATTGACGAGGTCTGGGGCAACCTTACGCCCACTGTTTAAGGCAGGTGAGAAATCTTGAGTGAAACCCTCCGCGACCTGGTTGTGTCGCTGTCCCTTCAGACGGACAACTTTACCCGCAATATCAAATCTGTCAATAAACAGATTCAGGAAGCGGAGAGCAAGTTCAGACTCGCCGCTGCCGGTATTGAGGGCTTTGAAAAGACCGCAACCGGGCTTTCGACACAGCTTTCCACGCTGGAACGGCGGCTTCAGCTTCAGAGGGATGCGGTCACACAGTATGAAAAGGCGCTGACTGCCGCAAATACCAAGCTGCAGGAGTGCTATAACCGCCAGAATGATTATGCCCAGCGGCTGACGGATGCCAAAACAGCACAGCAGGCGCTCAAGGAGCAGGTCGGACTTGCTGCACAGCAGTACCGTACCTTTGCGGCAACACTGGGCGAAACCGACTCCGCTACCATTGCTTCCAAGGCAAATCTCGATCAGCTGAAGGTCGAATACCGCGCCCAGTGTGCGGAAGTGAAGAAGCTGACCGGTCAGAATGCGGCTCTGAAAAAGAGTACGCAGAACGCTGCTGATGCTGTATCTCAGGCGAACATCAATCTGAATGGCGCCCGTGCTGCCGTCAAGACGACGGAGTCTGAAATCAGCAAGTGCAACCGTTCTCTGGCGCTGGCTCAGACCAATTGGGATGCCGCCGGAAAGTCCATTGAGCAAAGCAGGACGGCTATCACTACCTTCGGCAAGCAGATCAGCCTTGCAGAGAGCAAGTTCAAGCTGGCGGCAGTCGGCATCAAGGATATGGACGCCAGTGTCGGCGGCTTGACTGCCAAACTGACCATGCTCCGCGAGAAGCTCACCCTGCAGGAAAACACAGTCACCGAGTATGAGAATGCTCTGCGCGGTGCCCGTGAACAGCTGAAGGCGGCACAGGATGCTCATGATCCAGAGAAGATCCAGCAGGCATCCGATGCTGTCATTGATGCTGAAACTGCTCTCAACAAAGCAAAGACTGCTCTTGCCGAGGTTCGGCAGGAAATCGAGCAAACCAATAAAGACCTTCGCACCGCACAGTCTGCCTGGACGGAAGCCGGACAGAGTCTGGATGCCTTCAGCAAGTACTGTGATAAGGCCAGCAAGGTAACCGGAGCCGTTGGACGCACTCTGACCACCGTAATGACCACGCCGATTCTGGCGCTGGGATCTGCGGCGATCAAGGCGTCCATTTCTTATGAGTCGGCATTCACTTCCGTCCGCAAAACGGTCAATGCTACCGAGAAAGAGTTTGCAGCCCTGTCTGATGAGATCAAGGGCATGTCGACCGAGATCGCTACTTCTGCGGACGATATTGCTGAAGTCGTTGCCATCGCCGGTCAGCTGGGCATCGGTACGGATTATCTGACCACATTCGCGCGTACAATGATCGATCTGGGCAACTCCACCGATATTGTGGCATCCGAGGCAGCCTCTACGCTGGCGAAGTTTGCGAACATAACTAATATGGATCAGAGCCTGTTCGGAAACCTTGGCTCTACGCTGGTTCAGCTGGGCAACAACTTCGCCACAACAGAATCCTCCATCATGATGATGGCTATGCGACTGGCTGCTGCAGGTCATCAGGTCGGCCTTTCTGAAGCGCAGATTCTGGGCTTTGCTACGGCGCTGTCCTCTGTCGGCATCGAAGCCGAAATGGGCGGTTCCGCATTCTCCAAGGCGCTGATCAAAATGGAAGTAGCTGCTGCTACGGGAGGCGAAGCGCTTACCGACTTTGCAACCGTCGCAGGTATGACAGAAGCCCAGTTCAAAGCTCTGTGGGATGCTGACCCCGCTACCGCTTTTCAGGCATTCATTGTCGGTCTGTCCCAGATGGATGAGCAAGGCATGAGCGCCATCGCTACCCTTGAAGAGATCGGCATCTCCGAAATCCGTCTCCGTGATACTCTGCTCCGTGCAACGAACGCTATGGTACTCGCGTTTTGGGACGGAAAATCACGAGGGACAGCCTATGTAATCAGAAAGTGCCGGGAAATGAATGTTCCATGTAAGGTATTCATGCGAAAAAACGAATGCGACAACGAGGTTTAAATTGCTTGCTGCATAGAGGATACTGGCGGAAGTTGCGCGCTGACCACAGTCCACATGCGAACAATAGATGATATTACGAAAGAGCAACGAACAAAGCGCGGAATTGCTTTGCTCGTTGCTCTTTTTTGGTTTTGGGTGTCCACATTGCCGCTGCCTGTGTCCGAACAGAAACGTGTAGACCACAACAACGGAGGTGTTTCTGTGAACGACGCTCAAAGGCAGAAGATCATACAGCTGCGGCAAGCCGGTCAGAGCTTTGCGCAGATCGCCGATAAAGTTTGCCTGCCCAAGTCCACTGTGAAGTCCTTTTGCTACCGGCACACCGCCAGCGCCGACGACGTAAAGCAAGAACCTCGCAGTACTTTCTGTCCGCAATGCGGTAAGCCGCTCCCTAATCGCCGCTTTAAACCCCGGCGGTTCTGCTCGGATGAATGCCGCGCAAAATACTGGGCGGCACATGGCGACCAAATTGTCAGGCGCTCCGCGGTTGATATGACCTGCCCTGTTTGCCACCGGCATTTTCACGATTACGCCCAGCGACACAGAAAGTATTGCAGCCACGCCTGCTATATCGCCGCCCGGTATCATGGAGGGATTCCTCATGACTAAAGAACAATTCAGGCGTGAGCTGCTGTTTCGGGCAACCATGCGCAGCGTGGAACAGCTGCGCAGCTCAGGGGTTCTTACCGACAGCGAATATGAAAAATGCCGCGAAATCATGCTGCGGAAGTACGAGCCGCCCATCGGTAAAATTGTCTTAAACCGATCAGAGTCCTATTGACTTTCCAGCCTTTCAGAGTGATTGATTGTGTCGAAAGGAGGCTGAGATCATGGCCAAGACAGTACGACGCATCGAAGCGAAAAGCGCGGTCGATACCGCGCGCAAGCGCGTCGCGGCTTATGCCCGGGTTTCGATGGAAACCGATCGGCTGGAACACTCGCTTTCAAGACAGATCAGCTATTACAGCGACCTGATCCAGCGCCACCCGGGCTGGGAGTACGCGGGCGTTTTCGCCGACAACGGCATCAGCGGAACAAGCACCAATCGCCCGGAATTTCAGCGCATGATCGCTGAGTGTGAGGCCGGGCACATCGATATCATCCTGACCAAGAGCTTTTCCCGCTTCGCCCGCAACACGCTGGACATGCTGGTAACCATCCGTCGCCTGAAGGAACTGGGGATTTCTGTTCGGTTCGAGAAAGAAGGAATTGATACATTGACGGAGAGCGGCGAGCTGCTGCTGACGCTGCTCGCTTCTTTTGCGCAGGAGGAAAGCCGCTCCATCAGTGAAAACGTCAAGTGGGGCGTTCGCAAGCGCATGGAACAGGGGATTCCAAACGGGCGATTCCGCATTCTTGGGTATCGCTGGCAGGACGGCAGACTGGTCGTTGTTCCGGAGGAAGCCGCCATCGTGAGCCGCATTTTTCAGGATTTCCTCGACGGTAAGTCCCGCCTGGAAACGGAACGTGCGCTGGACGCGGAAGGTATTCGTACCATCAACGGCTGCCGCTTTCAGGACTCCAGCCTGAAATGCATTCTGACCAACATCACCTATACAGGCAACCTGATCCTTCAGAAGGAGTACATCACGGACCCGATAGATGGCAAGCGTAAGAAAAACCACGGCGAGCTGCCGCAATTTTTTGTCGCGGACACCCACGAAGCCATCATCGATCGGGACACCTTCGATTTTGTCCAACAAGAAATGGCGCGGCGCAGAGCGCTCGGAGCCCGGGCAAACAAGTCGCTGAATATCTCCTGCTTTACCGGAGTCATCAAATGCGCGTGCCACGGATGTAGCTTTGTACACAGCGCCCGCAGAAACAGAGCCAAAGCTCCTGCCTATCATACAGGGACCGTCGTTTACTGGAATTGCGGCATGACAAAAAAGAAAGGCGGACACTGCGCAACCAAGGCCATCCCCGAGCAAAAGCTCAAGGCGTTCTGCGCGGATGCGATGGTGCTTCCCGCCTTTGACGAGACGGTCTTCACGGAGCGGATTGAGCGCATTACCATCAGCGGACAGCGTCATGTTGAGATCGCCTTCCGGGACGGTACGAAAAAGGAATTTGACTGGGAGTCCACCGGCCATCAGGAGTGCTGGACGCCGGAAGCCCGGGAACGTAAACGACAAATGATGCTTGAAAGGTGGGCAAAACAGAAATGCCAAAGGTAACGAAAATCCCCGCCACGCTGGCCCGCTATACCGCGATGCCCATATCTGCTCCCCGCAAACGGCGCGTCGCCGCTTACGCCCGGGTCTCCACTGACCACGAGGAACAGCTGACCAGCTATGAGGCGCAGGTGGACTACTACACAAACTTCATCAAAGGCCACGCCGATTGGGAGTTCTGCGGCGTATACACCGATGAAGGTATTACCGGCACAAGCATCAAGCACCGCGAAGGCTTCAAGCAAATGGTGCAGGACGCGCTGGACGGAAAGATTGATCTAATCGTCACCAAGTCGGTTAGCCGCTTTGCCCGCAACACCGTGGACAGCCTGACGACCATCCGCAACCTGAAGGAGAAAGGCGTGGAATGCTTCTTCGAAAAGGAAAACATCTGGACTTTTGACGGGAAGGGCGAATTGCTTATTACCATCATGTCCAGCCTTGCGCAGGAAGAATCCCGCAGCATTTCTGAAAACTGTACTTGGGGCCAGCGCAAGCGCATGGCGGATGGTAAGGTTTCGGTGCCATTCGACCATTTCCTTGGCTACGACCGGGGCGAACACGGAGAGATGGTCATCAACGAGGAGCAGGCAAAAACCGTGCGCCTGATCTATGACCTCTTCCTTCAGGGACTCACGCCGCACGCGATCGCCAAGCGTCTGACCGGAATGGGCATTCTTACACCGCGCAAGAAAGAAGTATGGAACCAGGGCACGGTTCGCAGCATCCTGACCAACGAAAAGTACAAGGGCGACGCCCTCATGCAAAAATGCTATACCGTGGATTTTCTCACGAAAAAGCAGGTGGTCAATCGCGGCGTACTCCCGCAGTACTATGTGGAAGATGACCACGAAGCCATCATTGACCCGGAAACCTTTGAACTGGTACAGCAGGAAATGATCCGAAGGAGGAAAACGGGCAGCCGATACAGCGGCATCGACATTTTCGCCTCCCGGCTCGTATGCGGCGAATGCGGTTCCTACTACGGCGCAAAGGTCTGGCACTCCAACAGCAAGTACAGAAGAGTGATTTATCAGTGCAACCACAAATACCACGAGGGAAACAGTTGCAATACGCCGCACCTGACCGAGGATGAGATCAAGCAAGGGTTTGTCGTGGCACTCAACAGGCTGCTCGAAGGTAAAGCAACGGTCATCAGCAACCTGGAATCCTTGAGCTTGGTACTCTTTGACACATCGGAGATGGAAACCACCGCCGTGAAGTTGAAAGCGGAAATGGAGCTTGTACAGGAAATGATCCAGAAAGCCATTGCGGAAAATGCCCGCGTGGCGCTGGACCAGAAGGAGTACAAAGCCCGTTTTGATGAGCTGAGCCAACGGTTCGACACGCTCGAAAAACAGCACAACGAGTTGGAGCGCCAAATCGCCGACAGGGTTTCACGCCGAGTCGCCATGTACCAGTTCATCGGGGTTCTAAAAAAGCAGAAGGATCTGATCACGGAGTTTGACCCTTCCCTGTGGGGAGCCCTGCTCGACCACGCCACCATATATGGAAAGGATGACATCCGCTTCACCTTTAAGGATGGCACAGAAATCAACGCGATCGGATAACCGATTGCTCGCCGCCAGTCGCCCGCCTTCCTGGTGCGGGCTGGCGGCTTTTTTGTTTCACACGATGTTGATGACCTTCCAGCCCCTTCTCCCGGGCATGTTCTACCGAATAGACTGTGACTCCAGCTGACTTGTCAGATGCACTGTTTGACTCATAAGAGCAAACGGGTACAAAAATAGCATCCTGTGGCAATATACGCGACAGGATGCTTTTACTGGGCAAAAGTGAAGCCACTTTCAAATGCTTTGTTGGGTTGAAACCAATTGAGACCACTTACAAATGATACAGGCCACTGTATCAAAGTCGAGAGGGTTTTTTCATAAATTTTTTCACCAATCTGTGGATTTACCAGCCGCACCATAGTTTTTACAATGTGGCGTGGAGTAAAATATTCACCTAAATCGTTTTTTGTAGAAGTAGAAGCTTTCAAAAAATATTCAAAAGCATCACCTTTAACATCACTGTCAACATCGGTAAGCATAAGAGGATCAAGCTTATCCATAATATCCTTGAGAATTCCGGTATCTTTAATTTGCAACGGCGTAAATATATCCGTTTCATATAAGGCATTCAGCTTATCATAAACAGTTTTATTGATATATTCAATGCGGGTAGATGCCGGAATGCCTTTAATGGCATCCCAACTGCACGCCATATCAAATTTTGTCGGTTCACCGCGTTCTTTTTTTGCTTGTTCGCTTTCACTGATAAGTTTCAGAAAAAGAATGTTTGCAAATTCTCCGAAGCGTTCAATACCAGCACGTAAGCCCTCACCACGTAGCATATTGTTCGCTTCATCAAAGATACGGATAAGTTCCTTGCGGTCATACTGAACTTTGGGACTAACAGTATTAACTTCATAAGATGTTAAATAGCGTAGCGCCAGTGCCTCGCGGATAAATTCGTCAACCTCCTCGCCGTTCAAAATAGGAGGACGATTTGCCCCAGTATGGAAAGCTTTGCAAAATACACCATCCGTTGCAAAAACTAATGGCGCATCAATTGCTCGCGCATAACCGATTCCCTGTTCCAGAGCTTCATCTATGCGTGAGCCTTTCTTTTTCGCTTCGATTACGATGAGTGGTTTTTCGCTTTCTTTAGAGTACAAAACGTAATCCGGACGCTTGCCGCCCAGCTTCTTACGCTCCAACTCTGTCTTGGGCTGTTCAAAAAATACATTCTTATCTTTTCCCTTTAACTTCCACCCGAGATTTTCGAGGCTTCGATCAATGAGTACTCTGGTTTCTGCCTCCAAAGGCGTCGTGTTCATATTCATGCTTGTGCCCCCATTTCACTCATTGTATTTAGCTCGTCTTTTGCCTTTGATGTTAAAGAGTACTTTCCTCTTGCACTATACTGTACTATATAGCCCGCGTTCTTTAATTCTTTAATGATTGCATTGACTTTTGGCTTGGTAAAATTGAGAATATCTGCAATTTCCTGCTGTGAAAGCTTTACAATCATCTCGCCATTTACAGAAATCTGTCGTGCAGCCATACATTTGAGGACCCTATATTTGTCATTAAGAAAAAAGTCAGACATAACATCGCCCTTCCAAACCATTATGGTAAAAAAATCTTACCATAATGGTTTCGGCCTGTCAATAAATGAAACTGGTATTACGCATTAAATTTCTTCAACGGGCGGCTTAATTATCAAAAACTGTGTTCGTAGTTACTCTTTTCAAATACCCCACTGACTCCTCATTCAAAATTAGCTCGGCATAGGCCAGCGTATCGTTGTAGATCAGCTAGTCCAGCTCCAACCGCTGGTACATACTGTTCGCCACCTCGTTCTCCACGGCGGTACAGTCGATGGAGAGTCCCATCTACCAGACGCAGCTCCACACAAGCAGTGTCCTGATTAAACTCACAGGACAAAATCTTTCTCATACTCGTTACCTCCCAATGCTTAAATTTCGATTAGTTTTCCGCAGCAGCACAAGGGCCGTTTCGGTTGTTTTAGATACAGGCAAGCAATGCGTGTGGATAGCCACACACACGACTGGCAAGCAATGCGAGTGTTAATACACACTCCACATTTCCTGCCGTCTGCTTGTCGAGGGCAACGCCCCCAAGCCCCTTTTGAACACAGAATTTCATTCTGTGGCTGCGCGTTCTCCGAACACTTTTTGACCCTGTACCCGGTATCCTGTTTCGGGGCATAGGTTGTCGTGAAACGCGACATCCTCTGTCACTTTTAGGGTATCCTAAAATGGAGCACCCTCCTGGAAGACGGGGTGGCGAAATACCACCCCAGTTTTTCCTTCCCGCGACGGTGGCGACGGTCGCAACGGTGCTGGGAGTACCCCTCAAAACACCGTCGCGACCGTTGCGAGCGTCGCGCTTTACTCGATTACTTCAAATGCGGGTGCTTCCACCACCATGTAGGTCAGCCGGATACGCCGTCCGGCGTGTTTGGTTTTGTTCTCGTACTTTACCTGATGTTCTTCCAGCAGGCGGCTGGCATTCACATTCAAATGCTTGGTGAGCCGATTTACTGCCATATCCGTTTGAATCACCTGGGCCAGTTCGGTGGGACTGCCTTCCCATTCCCGGTTGTCAGCAGACACGATCTTCGCTACGGTTTCCAGTATCGGGTCTGGAGGCTGTTTCCAAAGCTCATTCTCCGCATGGTCAAGGCCCCAAACCAGGCTCTCTTGGTCTTTGCTCAGATATAGCCGCTGATCCGGCTGGTCTCTGCCTACCACCTCCAGGGTAGCCTTGCTATCCGTTCGCTTCTCCTTCTGCATCAGGAGCGCCCCATCCGCACAACCCAGCAAGCCGGTTGTACCGGAAATCATCTCAAAGCTGTCTCCAGCAGGCTGTTTTCTGGTGTGGTGGACGATCAGGATACAAACACCATATCGGTCAGCAAATTGCTTCAGCTTGCCGATCACCTCATAGTCGCTGGAATAGCTGTAGCTGTCGCTCACCGCTTCTCGGACTTTTTGCAGGGTATCCACGATAATGAGTTTGGTATCGCTGTGTTCCCGGACAAACTTTTCCAGCTGTTCATCCAGGCCACCGCCGATCATCTTGGCGCTTGTGGCGAAGTGGAGGGAGCTTGTCCCCTCTACGCCAAACATACGGAACATCCGGCGCTGTAAGCGGCTCTCGTCATCTTCCAGCGCAAGATAGAGGACGGTTCCCTGGTGGACTTTGTAGCCCCATAAATTTTGCCCGATACTGACATGGTGGGCCACCTGCGCCACTAGGAAGGACTTGCCGATTTTTGGCGCTCCGGCAAGGATGTATGCTCCTGTGTAGAACAGGTTTTCAATCACCGCAGACTTGCCCTGGAACACATTGTCCATCAGCTCGTCCAGGGTCACAGTATGCAGGTAGGCCGGGTCGCTCATGCGGCGCATCTTCCGATAAAGTTCCTCCAAATCTCTTTCGGGGGAATTGCTTTTTTCGTCTAGGTCTGGTATAGTGGTCTTGGAATTTTGAGAGATTGACTGCCCATCATCTGCGCCAACAGATGAGCCCTGGGCGGTCATTTTCTTTTTCTCATCGATCATAGGCAAAGTCCTCCTGCATCCCATTCATAATGGTTGCGATCATCTGGATGGTGTCCAGCAGCTCGTCGTTCATGCCCTGCCCGGCTTCGATCCGGCGCAGTTCGTCCAGCACGGCGGCCAGCTGATCCCGCAGGGCCTTGTAGACCCTGGGGTTTCCCTGGACCACCACATCCCGGCAAAGCAGCCGCCGGATGATATAATCCTGCTTAGTCAAACCGGTGAGCTTCACCGCCGTCTCGATCTGTGCGTCCTCCTCCGGGGAGACCCGAAAAGCCACGGTCTTGTTCCTCCAACGGTTGTGCTTGTCCAAATTCTTTGCTGACATTTTTAATTGCCCCTTTCCATGTTCAATTTATCCGCCATTTCCGCTTGCTTGGACGGAAACAGGTGCGCGTAGTTGTAAGTGATGTCGATGCTCTCATGGCCCACCCGGTCCGCGATAGCCGTGGCAGAGAAGCCCATGTCAATCAGAAGTGACACTGCGCTGTGACGAATATCGTGGATTCTGATACGCGGCACTCCCGCTTCTTTGGCTCCCCGATCCATTTCCCGGTGAAGATAGCTCTTGGTGACGGTGAACATCCGGTCGTCTGGCCCGATGCCGTAAAGCATCTTGATGTAATCCTGGATTTCCTCGGCTAAAAACTGCGGCATGGTAATGACCCGATTGCTCTTTTCCGTCTTGGGGGTGGTAATCAAGTCCTGGCCGTTCAGCCGCTGATAGGACTTATTGATAGATACAATGCCCTTCTCAAAGTCAAAGTCCGCCGGAGTCAGAGCCAACAGTTCCCCCTCCCGGATACCGCACCAGTAGAGCATCTCAAAGGCATAGAAGGATAGCGGCTTGTCCATCATCACCTCGGCAAATTTCAGGTACTGCTCCTTGGTCCAGAACATCATCTCTCGGTTTTTCTTTTTGCCCATGCTGCCCGCCTTCTTGCAGGGATTCTCCCGGAGGTTGTAGTACCGAACCGCATGGTTGAAGATGGCACTGAGCTGATTGTGGACCGTTTTCAGGTACACCGGCGAGTAGGGCTTACCGTTCTCGTCTTTGTGGTTTAGCATCTCGTTCTGCCAAGTGATGATCTGCTGGGCGGTGATGTTGCACATCTTCAGCCTGCCGAAGTAGGGCAGCAGCTTAGTACGGATGATATGGTCCTTGGTGGCCCAGGTGTTTTCCTTAAGCCGGGTTTTCATATCCGCCGTGTAGAGGTCCACGAAGCTCCTGAAGGTCATATCTAGGTCGGCGCTGGTCTTGTTGAGCTGTTCCCGCTCCCATGCCTGCGCCTCTCGCTTGGTCTTGAAGCCCCGCTTCTGGGTCTGCTTGCGCTCGCCGTTCCAGTCAGTGTAGCGGTACACTGCCCGCCAGGTGTTGGTCTTTTCTTCCTTATAGACCGCCATGATTAGCCCTCCTTTCCCGTCTTGCCATAGCAAAACTTCTCCATAAAAAAGTTCCGATTAACCCGCCCAGAGATGGTCAGATAGCCCTTCTCCCGGAGTTCGGCGTTGAGCTTGTGGATCACCTTGTAGGCGTGGGACTTGGAGATGCCCAGCTCCTGCGCCACTTCCTCCACGCGCATAAAGTTTTGTGCCTGCATTGAAAATACCTTCCTTTCCTCATTGATGGCTGCTGCGGCTGGATATTGTGTTCCATAAATGCCTCCTCACTTTCGTCCGCCACTTTTTCCCGTGATGTATAACCGGAAATTGCGGCTGTTCTTTTTTATTTATCGGTTCTAAGCTATTATGCTTAGTCTATTGCCATTATACTAAGCAAAATAGCTTATGTCAATTGGAGTACGCAAAATAAATTAAATAAAATTGTTTAGGATTCTCTTGACTTTACTAAGCATTTCTGCTACACTTTTCCCGAGGACAAACAACGATTGGAGTTGATGATATGGCGATTGGCGAACGGATTCACTTTTTCCGTCTCCTGCGGGGGATGACTCAGAAATATCTTGGTATGGCGCTGGGTTTCCCGGAGAAGTCCGCCGATGTGCGCCTTGCACAGTACGAAACAGGATCAAGAACCCCCAAAGCGGACCTGACTGCTGCCCTGGCCCAGGTACTGGATGTCTCGCCCCATGCGCTCTCTGTCCCGGACATAGACTCCTATGTGGGACTTATGCACACCCTGTTTACCCTGGAGGATAACTACGGGCTCAAGATCAGCGAGATAGATGGAGAAGTCTGCCTAAAGGTTGATGTACGGAAGAACAAGGACGCCGCCCGGCTGCATGAGATGCTTTGCTCCTGGCAGCAGGCCGCTGCCATGCTGGAGGCGGGCGAAATCTCCAAAGAGGATTACGACAAGTGGCGCTACCACTACCCGGAGTTTGATAAGACCCAGAACTCTGTGAAGGTGCCGCCCCAGGACCTCTTTTGACCCTCTCACTTGTAGGCCACGGGAAAGGCCGTTTGTTGCACAGAATAATAATAAAAAGAAAAAGAGAGCTAACTGACTAATCAAAATCAGTTAGCTCTCTTTTTATGAATAATGAAAAAGTGTTGCCAAATCGTTGCCACGGAGGGCCTTAACCCTTCAAAAACCCAGTCATTTCAGGCTTTTCCGGGCCTCTGAAATCATTCCCACTCGATCGTCCCCACGGGCTTGGGGCTGAGATCGTACAGCACGCGGCACACGCCGGGGACCTCGCTGAGCACGCGGTCGGTCACGCGCTTGAGGAGCGCCCAGGGAAGCTCGGGCACGGTGGCGGTCATGGCGTCGACGGTGTTGACCGCGCGGATGATCACCGGCCAGTCGAATACGCGCGCGCCGTCACGCACGCCGGTGGAGCGCATGTCGGGCACGATGGTGAAGAACTGCCACACCTGGGAGGTCAGGCCCGCGCGGTCGAATTCCTCGCGCAGGATGGCGTCGGACTCGCGCAGGGCGGCGAGGCGGTCGCGGGTGATGGCGCCCAGGCAGCGCACGCCCAGGCCGGGGCCGGGGAAGGGCTGGCGGTACACCATGCTGTCCGGCAGGCCCAGGGCCGCGCCGACCTGACGCACCTCGTCCTTGAAGAGCAGGCGCAGCGGCTCGACCAGATCGAATTTGAGGTCGTCGGGCAGGCCGCCCACGTTGTGATGCGCCTTCACGCCGTGGCTTTCCACGATGTCGGGGTAAATGGTGCCCTGGGCCAGAAACTCGATGCCCTCCAGCTTGCGGGCCTCCTCCTCGAACACGCGGATGAACTCCGCGCCGATGATCTTGCGCTTCTGCTCCGGGTCACTCACGCCCTCCAGGCGGGTGAGGAAGCGGTCCACCGCGTCCACGTAGATCAGGTTGGCGCCCAGCTGGTTGCGGAACACCTCCACCACCTGCTCGCTCTCTCCCTTGCGCATCAGGCCGTGGTTGACGTGCACGCACACCAGCTGCCGGCCGATGGCGCGGATGAGCAGCGCCGCCACCACCGAGCTGTCCACCCCGCCGCTGAGGGCCAGGAGCACCTTTTTGTCGCCCACCTGGGCGCGCAGGGCCGCCACCTGTTCGTCGATAAAGGCCTGCGCCAGCTCTGGCGTGTTGATGCGCGCCATGCTGTCGGGCCGCTTGTTGGTTTCCATGAGAACTCTCTCCTTCCGCCGATTGATCCTATGGCATATCATAGCATACAGGGCGCGAATGCGCCAGTGCCTGCGCGGGTTTTTGTCCAAAAAAAGCGCAGAGGCAGGCGAAATCTGCCGTTGCCCTCGCGCCGGGGGTGTGTTACAATAGCTGCGTTTCCATAGCGCCGCGGGCGCAGCGAGGAGGATGTTTCCATGCCGAATTTTTCCTTGAAGGATCAGGTGGTTTTCGAGGCGGCACGCCAGTTTGCCACGCCGTTTCATCTCTATAGCGAGCGCGGCATTCGCCAGACCGCGCGCGCGCTCAAGGACGCCTTTGGCGAGATCGAGGATTTCCGCGAGTACTTTGCGGTCAAGGCCCTGCCCACCCCCGCCGTTTTGCGCATCCTCAAGGAGGAGGGCTGCGGGGTGGACTGCGCCAGCGCCACCGAGCTGATGCTGGCCGACGCCTGCGGATTTCAGGGAGGGGACATCATGTTCAGCGCCAACGACGTGACCGGGGACGAGTTCGCCCTCGCCCGGCGGCTGGGCGCGTACATCAACCTGGACGACATCACCCATGTGGACACGCTGGCGCAAAACGGCGGCGTGCCGGAAACGGTGTGCCTGCGCTTCAATCCCGGCGGCACCTTCCGCATCGGCAACGCCATCATGGGCGACCCCGGCGACGCCAAGTACGGCATGACGCGCCCGCAGCTCACTGAGGCGCTTTTGCGCCTCAGGGACCTGGGGGCCGTGCGCTTCGGCCTGCACGCCTTCCTCAGCAGCAATACCACCGACCCCGCCTATTATCCCGCCCTGGCAAGGCTTCTGTTTCAGACCGGCCGCGAGCTGATGGACGAGAGCGGCATGCCGCTGGCCTTTGTCAACCTGTCGGGCGGCATCGGCATTCCCTACCGGCCCGATCAGCCCGAAACCGATATCCGCGCCGTGGGCGAGGGCGTGGCGCGCGAGTACCGCCGCGCCTTCACCGAAAACGGCATCCGCGGCGTGGCCATCAAGACCGAGCTGGGCCGCTATATGACCGGCCCCAACGGCTGGCTGGTGACGCATATCATCAACGAAAAGCGCATCCATAAGCACTACCTGGGCCTGGACGCCAGCGCCTGCGACCTGATGCGCCCCGCCATGTACGGCGCGTATCACCACATCACCATTCCCGGCAAGGAGTACCTGCCGCATGACCAGCTGGTGGATGTGACGGGGAGCCTGTGCGAAAACAACGACAAATTCGCCGTGGACCGCATGCTGCCCAAAACCGAGATCGGCGACCTGCTGGTGATCCACGACACCGGCGCGCACGGCCTGAGCATGGGCTACAACTACAACGGCAAGCTGCGCTGCAAGGAGGTCCTCTGGTGCGAGGACGGCTCCTTCCGGATGATCCGCCGGGCCGAAACCCCGCGCGACTACTTCGCCACGCTGGATATGGACCCGGTCTGGCCGGTGCTGGAGGCGCGGTGGCTGAAATAAATAAAAAAACGGCAGGCGGCCGCCCGGAAAAGGCGGCCGGCTCAGACCGTTGAAAAATTCCTGGTTTTGGAGAAAGTCGCGTTTCTTGCGTCCTCCGGACGCTCGCAAC